CAGAAGCGTTCTATAAACTCAATCGGGCGCAAGGCCTTCTTTTCGTCAAAGATATACCGTGCGCCCGCTTCCGGCGCTTCGATCCGCCGCGCCAGCTCTTCATAAACCTTCCGAACCCTGCGCGAAACAACGTATTTACCGCCTTCAATCTCCCTCCAATATTCAAGAATGTAATTCAAGGTTTATCCCTGCTTTGTGATGAAGTCCAGCACTTCATTTTTCTTCTTGCTGTCAACCTCCGGCGGCGGTAATAGGTCGGTAAGCTGCTTATAAAGAAGGCTGTAACGCTGGATCGTCGTATTATAAGACTTCAAAGCAGGGCTTTCCCGCAAGAACTCTTGTTTACCCTGCTTGAAGTGGTCAACTGTGCCGTTTTCCTTGATCTTTTCGCGCAAATCTGCAAGGGTTTCCGCCACGAAAGATATTTCAACAATGAGCTTTTCGGCTATGTCTTTGCGATCCGCCGGAACAAGTTTCAATATCTTTTTAAGTTTGCGCACGTCCTTCAATCTCTCATTATCTCTATCGTTTGTCATGGCAAATCACCCCGTTTCAATACTACCCGTTCGGGCTTTTGCCCTCCCCTCATATGTGCGCCCGTGGAGAGGAAAAGACAGGTTGCCCCCTGACGGTGCGTTTTCCCCCTCTAAAAAATTTTAGTGGGGGGTATTTCGTCGCTGCGTCGTGAAGCGTCGTACTTCTCGAACCATTCCGCCGCCAGCTTTTCATTTAGCTTCCGGTTGTGCGCTCTGCTTTCGTCGCTCTGAATGCGTCGTATGCACTCTTCAAGCGTTGTCGGCATTAGAACAACCTCTGCCCGCAATTCGTCGGCAATGGCTTTCATTTCCCGTGTGTCTGCGATCGTCGTTATCACGAAGGCGCGTTCCCATCTGCCGCGCCGCGCCTGTATGATCTGATATAGTAATTCCCGAACTTCCAGCGCAACGGACAGGATCGGCGCATGGTTCAAATGCACGTTGCCCGTTTCACCGTTCAGCGCTGCGCACAGATAATCAAGATCAACAACTAAATCGTTGCCGCTTTTATGCTGCGCAACGTATGTTGTTTTCCCGCTCGCCGGACTTCCGCACACAAGAAATACATTCGCTTGCTTTATTACGTTGCCTTCATCATCGAAGGCAATACCATTCAGCCGCGCCGCCTGCCCCCGCGCCTTCATATCCTGCGAATGCTCTTCCGCGTGGCACTTTTCACAAACGGCTTTCAGATTGTCCCAATTCAACGTTATATCCGGATCGTTGACGTTCCACGGCTTGATATAGCGAATATGGTGGACTACGGAAGCCGCCCCACCGCAACGTTCGCAAATATAGTGCTGGCTTTGCAAATAAGCCTCGCGCGTCTTGCGCCACTCCTTGCTGTCATAGAACGGCCTCGCGTAGTCCTTCGCCATACCCTTAACCCCTTTCCGCTTTCAGTTGAAGCGTTTTCAAAAGGCTGTCAATAGTCCGCTGTATCTTGTCAGCGTCTACCCGCTCCGCATGATACCAAAGCGTAAGAATGAACTTTCCCGCCGTATCTGCTAACGGTTCGGTTTTCTGTGCCTCCGCTGGAATGCCCGTGCAAAGCTCGATATAGTCCGGAATAGCCGCAAGCAATCCCGTTATAATATCGTCGTTGTCGGTGTTATCCAGCCGTAACGCTTCGCGGGCTTGCTCTAACGTAAGCATTGCACCCGCTCCCGATTAAGTCGCCGAACGTGTCAGCTTGATAAAGGCCTCTTCCACAATGGGCTTGCAATCGGCAACCGCCATAGCGCGGTAATCAATGCGCCCGCTCTTGAAGCTGCTTTCTCGGGAAGCCTCGATCGTGATACCCTCCGGCATATTGTAGCCCATGTAGTTGAAGTTACCAAACAGGATAGTTTCCGCCGGGAGGTAATCATCAACAACGACAGGGAAGCCAAGAATTTTTCCGATCCCCTCGGCCTTCGGATCAGCAATGAAGATCGGTCGCCCGTTGCTGTCCACCATGCTGTAAAACAGGTTGTACAGCGCGGCGTTGTTCATTGCCCAGCAAGCGCCGGAAGCGTACCCGCGTTTCAGCGCGGCAACGACCTTCACAACGTCGGCATATTTCAGCCCGTTTGTTTTGTGGAAGGTAAAGGCGTTTGTATCGCCCCAAGTAATGCCGTTCAGAACGCCCGTACCCTGCGAAGAACCCGTACCGTTTACAAGGCCGTCCGCAATGCAGGCCATCACGCAATTAGTAAGCTCTTCCACAAGGTAGCTTTCAAATGCGGCAATGCTCATGCTCTGCACTTTGACGCTGATAGAAAGCACCTTCATAATTTCGTAGCCGTCGAAAGAAACGGTTGCGACGCTGGGCGCTGCGCTGTCAACCGCTGCGCCCTCGGTGTGCCAGCTTGCAGCGGCGGCGGGAGTACCGACGGGGATAGCGATTTTAGAAGGCACATTGAAGGAACGGCAAACGCTCATAATGCCGCCCATCGTGCGGGCTTTGCTGATAACCTCGTTCAGCGTCTGCGTGGGGAGAACCGCCGCAACGTTGCCGGAAGTGCCGTAAGCGTCCGCCCGCTGCTCGGTCATGGCGCGATTGAAGGCCGCTTCCTCAAAGCTGTTCAGCTTGCGCCCCAGCAGGCGTTTCATAAACGCGCTGCGGTATTCGGCGCTGTTGAATACGTCGCCTTCGGTAGCCTCATAGCTTGCGCGGCGCTCGAAGGTCATACCCGCGCCCGCCACGGGGTTAAAACTGTTCTGCTGCCCGCCCGCGGCGCGGCTCTGTACATTCTGCTTCGCCTGCGAAAGTCCTTCAAGCTCAATATTGAGCGCGTCCACGTCGGCGGTTGCGTCGGTGGCAACAATGTTCTTGATCTCTGCCGCTCTGCGCTCGATTTCCTCCAGCGTAGAAGTGCGGTAATAGTTGAAAGCCTCTGCAATAGTCTTGAATTTCATTTTGTATTCCTCCGTTTGATTGAAATAATGGCGTTTGCCGTTTCTGTGATCTGCTTTGCGAAGGCAAGATTTTCACTTCGCGCCGCTTTGGGGTTGTTGCTACCCTCGTAGCCGGAAGCAATTTTCTTCTGCTCCCGCTCCAAGATGTCAATTTGTCTGTAAAGCACTTCTGTAAGCGATTTACGCCGCTTGTCCTGTGCGGCCTCCGCCGCCTCGGTCTGCTCCCGCTCCGGCTCGGCGGGCTTTTCGATATGGATTTCAATTTCTGTTGTATTCCCGTCCTGCTTGACAATGGCGGGCTTTACAACAATGCCGTTTTCGTCTGCCATAGCATTATACCTCTTTCAGCAGAATTGAATTTGCCTTGATAATGGCTTTCGCCCTCTCCGCCGCCGTAGAAGTCCATGCGTTAATAGCGGATCGCGCTTCAACGCTGGTCTGCGGATAAGCGGGGAACGGAACGACGCTGATTTCATACACTTTTTCAATCTTTGTGATCGTGCGCGTGTTTGTCGCCGCGTCGTAACTGTCGCCGCCCTCCGGCACTTTGAAGGCGAAGGACATTCCGGAAAGATCGCCGCGCTGTACTGCCGTATAAACGCTTCGCGCTTCCTCGGTGTCCGGTAATTCTGCAACCATGCTTAACCCTGCCGCGTCAAGCGTCAGTTGCATTGTTTTGGGCGTTCTCGCAAGCGGTACTTTGTTCAAGTCGTGATTGTAGAACAATCTCGCGTCGGACAAGTCCGCATGATCCAGCGCCCCCGCTCGGATAATTTCAATAAACGTGCCTGCCGGATCGTTTATCGTGGTGGGCTGGTCGTAAACAATCGGCCTACCCTCTAATTTAAGAACCTTCGCCGCGCCTGCCGCCGCCGCGTCCGCTCTTATTTCGCATACTCTAATTTCCTTCATGCCTGCGTTCCTCCGTTCTCTCCGTTTTTGCCGTCCGCTCCCGCTCCGGTATCACCGTTCAGCGCTGCGGGCGCTTTTGCCTTTGCAAGCTGGTATTCCTCCGCCTTGTCCGCGTCAACGTAATTCAGCGATTGAATGCGGCGATCTCCGCCGGAAACGCTCGGAAGGTTCAGAATTTCCAATGCTTGATTGACCGTAAGCAAGCCCATAGGCATAATTTCACGGATCAAGTTTACTTTCGTCGCGTTGCTGGTGAATTGAAGTCGCCCGCTCTCGAACAGAATAGAATTGCCGAAGGCTCTTTCCCGATCGTTGAACAGCTTGCGCGTAAATTCAAGGCTTAATTGCAGCGCCAGCGGTTCAATGACGCTTTCATAGAACGCCGCCCATTGGTTTTCGTCGTAGCTGCTGTTTACGATCGCTTCCGAAACGCCTAAATAGTCGTAAATCTTCGTTTTCACGGCCTGCATTTGCTTTTCGTCGATCGCATACGGCTTGTTGTCGATCGGGATATACTCGGCGGCGCTGTCAAGAACGGCAATGCCGCCGTTGTTGTTGATGTTCAAATAGTCCTGTATGAAGTTTTCGCGCATTTCCTTCAAGATGTCGGCATTCGCAAGCTGTGTGCGTTTCAGAATGCCGCGAATGCTCGCGCCTGTCTTGATCGCGGAAACAATGCCTTCATTCTGCGCGTGGGCAAGCTGCAACGCGGGGGAAAGCGCGTCGTTAGGATCGCCTAAAATATCGTTCCCGTTGAAATTGCGGCGAAGGTGGACAATATCCGCATACGGTAAAATGACTTCACGCCCGCCGGAAAAGATGAAGCGCACATATAGCGCCCCGCCCGTGTCGCTCAAAAACTCCGCATGAACCGGATTGAGCGGGAACACGGCGACGCATTGCCCGCGTTCGTCCTTCTGAATGTACGCAAAAGCGTTGTTGTACAGAAAATAGTGGGTAAACAGCTTGTACAGCATATCGAAGGCGGACATATACGGGTTTGGCTCAACCTGTAACAGACGGTTTAACTTGCAATCGCCCGTTACCTGTTCATGATCCCGATACTTGATAATGTGCGATCCTTTCAGCTTTGCAGCATTGCGGGCGATCGCGTCAACGGCGCTTCTGAAAATGTCGTTGCTGTATGCGTTACCGCTCCATGCTGAAAAGGCATTCCCGCCGCCGATGATCTCCGCGCGGCTTGTTCCCCGTGCTGGAGGCTTTACCCTCCCAAATATGCGTTGAAAGATATTCACGCGTCTTTGTCCTCCTTCCGGCGCTCCGCTGCTTTCTCTTCCTCTTCGTTCCTCCGTTCCTGCTGACAATCGCAACTTTCCGAAGGATCAAGGGCGCAACCGCAATGCGGGCATACTCTGAAATACATTTTCGTTTCTCCTTTCTGTCTGCTTTTTCTCCCACCCCTCCGCCCCTCCCGCTGGGAGGGGGACAGGCTCAAAGGAATTGAACACGCCTGCGGGCGGGCTGCTGTCTGCGTGTCTATGTGCTTCCTCTGATGATTTTTTGTTATCCCCGCCGCCGTCCTGCTTCTATCACTCCGGCAACTCACCGTAAAGAGGCTTTCGCGGCATATCCTCGCGCCGCGTTGCGCCGCTCCGGTATTCCACGTTCCTCTTGACGGCTCGCCGCCTTCGTGATCTATCTAAAGCAGGCGACGGGGAATTAAACAAAAAATCATCTTCAAAGAAAGTGTTGGTTATCGGACCTTACTTATTTACAAGGCCTTCAACGCTGATCCGCGATCAGCATTTTAGAGGCCGTTTCTGGTTGTTCGGTGGCGGCGCTTCCGCCGCGTCCTCGCTGCGAACGTACTTAAAGCACATATAGCCGTAACGGTTCGTTTTTGCTTCCACAAGCCTGTAACCCTTCGGCGCTCGCGGCGGCTTGCTCTCGGAATACTCCCGCTTTGCTTCCGTCGCCGCTTCCTTCTCCGGCTGGCACAAATTCCGCGTACCCTTGTAATGGTGGCGCGTCCCTCTCTCCGGTGTCCAATGGTCGAAAAGGTAATTTGCAAGGCCTGTATAATCCCGCCCGTGATCCACGCCGTTGTAGTAGTTGTGTTCCCGCAAGTGTTCAATACGAATAATCGTTCCGCCGTCCCACTTCTCCCGTATCTGCTCTTCGGTCAGCCCGTTAGATACCATGTGAAAGTGAATGCGGCTCGTTGTCTTGCCTCTGCCGGGGTAAAGCGCTATTTGCGCGTCCGGATTTAACCGCCGCAATCGCCGCCAAAACGGATTTATGATCCCGTCCGCCTCGGCGAATGTATGTACTTCGTGTTCGTTGTCCAGCGTGATCGTGGTATAGAGGGAAGCGGGGGAAAACGTCGCGTTGAACATTCGCGCATGATTTCGACGGGCTAACCGCTGCTTGAAGTCCTCGTATTCCTCCGCGCTGCTGAACCGTGGGCGCGGCTCTGCCTTCTTTACGTCCTTTGTCCGATCCGGCAAGGTGTACACCTCCTGTTCACATACGCTACCCGCGAAAATCCTTCTTTTTGCTCGCATTTTTTGGCCTCCTGCCTTGACAAAAGGCCGTACAACTGCTATAATTTATTTGTAGTGAATAGCTGTTGTACAGCCCTAACGTTCATCGGTTGCCCGCCGATGGGCGTTATTTTTTTGTCCTCTTTTTTCATAATGCTAATTCCTCCAGCAATTCCGCTATGTATGGATCGCGGCGGCGCTCCGGTGAAAGCGTCCGGACGGCCTCGCGGCATTCCTCGCGCAACTCGTAACGATCTTCAAGGCGATAGGAAGAAGCCGGATCGCGAAGGGGGAAATATGCTTCATAGCTCACAAGATCGGCTTTCCGGCATTTCTCACCGTAATATTTGCGTAGTCGAAGAAACTTCTTTTTGACCGCTCCGCAAGCTATCGCGTCAAAGCAAACGCCCGCCGCGATCCCTCTTTCTAAAGCCTCTTCCGCAACCTCAACAACGGTTTCATATGCGATCGCTATAACGTCGTCCATTTCGCACCATACATCTTTGCATTGAAGAACGCCGCACATTTTCAGCGCCGTATATTTTGCAGGTTCTAACGCTTTCAATATTGCGCCGTCCCGCTCCGCTCTTGTTGGAAAAGGCTTAACGCGCGGTTTATGCTCTGCCGCCGCCTCCGCATAGTGCTTGAAAAGCTGTTCCGGCGTAACCTCCAGCGCGTCCGCGATCATCTGCGCCGTTGTGTCCGTTACGCTCTTCATCTGCTGTTTCGGGACAATGCCGCCCGCCGCCCATGTTTCATATGCTGCTATCGAATAACGGCTTACGCCGGAAAGCTCCGCCAACTTCGTAACAGTCCAGCCGCGCCGCCTGCGCTCCTGCTCAATCGTGTTCGGGAAACTCTGACACTTGAAGTTATATTTTCTGCTTCCTGTCATACCGCATCGCCCTCCAACGAAAGAACTTTGCAAATGATATGCGCCTTGAATGCCTTGCCCTTGTATGCGTCAAGATATGTCGCATAATTCGCCCGTGCGATTTCCGTAATGATCCCGCGCGGCAACGGAAGGGCGGCAAAGTCTAAAGCAAATTCGTGATAGTCCATCTTCCGGCGGTTCTGCTCCCGATCCTCTGCGCCCATTTGGAAGCTCTCTTCTTCCATGCTCCGGTATTCCTTTTCGATCGCGGCTATCTGTATCGGGCTTGATCCCCATACCTCCGTTTCGTAACCCTCATACGGGGAACGACCGCCGCCGCGTTTCTTTTTCCGCTTGCTCATTGTTTACGCTCCTTTCACCTCCGACGGCCTGCCGTATGAAGTTTCTTTCGGCAAGCAGCCGTATTTCTTCTTGTGCCATGCCTCGAACTTCGCTTGATTGTCCGGATCATCGAAGAAACTTCCGATTGCTTCAAACAACCCCCGGCAATGCGCCGCCATGACGGGCGCGGGCATTGTGTCAAGCTGTACCGTTATCCCGCTCATGTGTTAGGCCTCCTTTACTTGTTGTGCGCACACAACATAGTTGCTAAAAAAAATATTGTCGATCGGCTCTTGAAGAGCGCGGGCAATTTGAAACATGACAACGTTTGAAATTCTTGTTTGCTTCCCACTCTCAATCGCCGAAAGATACGGCCTGCAAATGTTAGCCCGCTCCGCAAGCTGCGCTTGTGTCATTCCTCTTTTCTTGCGGTACTCTTTTACCTTGTTTAACACGCCGTCCACCTCCTATATGTAAAGCATACACAACAAAACCTATTTTGTCAAGCGTACACAACAAAATTATTTTGTAAATTTTCTGTGCTTGTCTTGATTTATTGTAGTGTGTAGTTTACAATATGATAAAAGGCGGTGTTGTGTATGGATAACAATGCATTAGGTAAGGCAATACGGAAAGCACGTGGTGATCTTTCGCTTCGTGATTACGCTAAAAAAATCGGAATAAGTCATACGCATTTGGACAGTATCGAAAAAGGCTATGATCCGCGCACGGGTAAGCCCGTGACAATTAGCCTTGATACGTTTGTCAAGCTGTCTGACGCTACCGGAATACCGCTTGAAGAATTGCTTTTCATGTTAAAGTACAACCTTAACGACCTTGAAGCGATCGAAGAAAAACCCGCCACAAGTAGAACGCCAATAGAAAGTATGCTTTTAAGATATTTTTCAAATGACGCTTCGCAATTTGGAAAACATCTGCAAGCTAAAATCCAAGAGCAAGTGAACAGCGAAAGCAATTCTTCTCTTTTACTTGAACAGATGAACGAATTGTTTAACAATGTTTCCAAATTGTCCGAAACTGAACAAAAAGCTTTTTATACCGGACTTGTAAAAGGGATAGAGCGTTGGGAAAATGAACAGAAGGGGGAATAATAATGCCGGAAGCATTAAACGCGGTCATATACGCCCGCTATTCCTCCGATCGTCAGACAGAACAAAGCATAGAAGGACAATTACGGGAATGTTACGCATTTGCGAAAGCGAATGATATAGCCGTAATTGATACCTATATCGACCGCGCTATCAGCGGAAAGACGGACAACCGCCCCGCCTTTCAAAAGATGATAGAGGACAGCGCAAAGCGTCAGTTTCAAGCCGTCATTGTGTACCGCCTCGACCGCTTCACCCGCAACCGCTACGACAGCGCAATTTATAAAGCCCGCTTGAAGAAAAACGGCGTGAAGGTTCTTTCCGCTATGGAGAATTTGAACGGATCGCCGGAAAGTATCATCATGGAAAGCCTGCTTGAAGGTATGGCGGAGTATTACAGCGTTGAATTGTCGCAGAAGATCACGCGCGGCATGAGAGAAAACGCCTTAAAGGGTAAGGCGCTGGGCGGTCAGCGCGTATTAGGGTACAAGGTCAATTCCGATTGCTATTTTGAGATTGACGAAACAACTGCGCCCGTTGTCGTTGATATTTTCAAGCTGTACAGCAGCGGCAAGACGGTAAAAGAAATATGCGACATTCTCAACGCTCGCGGCGTGAAAACGGCTCGCGGCGGCGCGTTCAATAAAAATAGCCTGCATACTATCTTGACGAACAAGAAGTACATAGGCATTTACAAAACAAAGTATGGGGAGATCGTCGGCGGCATTCCGGCGATCATCGACAAAGAATTATTTGAAATGGTGGCGTTGCGTATGGAGCAAAACAAAAAAGCCCCCGCAAGAGTGAAGGCAGAAATAAACTATTTGCTTTCAACAAAGCTGTTTTGCGGTAAATGCCGCTCCGCTATGGTGGGAGAAAGCGGCACAAGCAAGACGGGCAAGAAGTATTATTACTATGCCTGCGTCAAGAAGAAGCGTGAAAAGGCCTGCGACAAAAGCAATGTGAAAAAAGACTGGATCGAAGATTTAGTAATCCAGCGTACCGTTACGGACATTCTGAAAGACGATGTTATAGAGAATATCGCGGATCGGCTTGTTGAATTGCAGAAGGCGGAAGCCGCCGAAAGCGGGACAATGCTTTATTTGGAAAACTCCCTTGCTGAAATTCAAGTTTCTATCAAAAACATTATGACCGCGATTGAAAAGGGGATCATAACCGAAAGCACGAAAACCCGCTTGACCGAATTAGAGGACGAAAAGCGCAACGTTGAAATAGAGATTGCAAAAGAAAGCATTGCGCGGCGGATCATCAGCAGGGAACAAATAATTTATTGGATTTCCAGCTTTAAGGACGGCGACATAACAAGCGAAAAATACCGCCAGCAGCTTATTGATACCTTTGTTCACGCCGTTTTCGTCTATGATGATAAGATTGTCATAACCTACAATTACAGCGGCGAAAACAATACCGCTACTATTTCGGATTTGGACTTATCAAGTCCACCATTCGGGCCGTACTCGAACACGTGAGTGCGGGCCCTTTTCTCGGATATTGTAAAATATCAGCGCCTCATCGTTGCGGAGCTCGACTCGGGCGATGAACGTGTCAACCAACCGAGCGCGGAAGTCGTCATCCGTGACGTCTCCGACGCGGAAGGAGCGCAGCCAGGCCTCGACCACCTCACGGGTGAGTCGGGGCCTTTTTATTTCTGCCCGCTGGATCTCCAGCACCAGCTGCTCCTCCTCTTCCTCCAGGGCAGCCAAACGAGAGACCAGGCCACGGGCCCCGCCTTCTTCTATCGCGTCCAGCAAGTTCCGCTGGCGCTTTTTATTTGAGTCAAGACGCCGACGCAATCCCACCACGGGATCGTCGGCGTTTTCCTGTTCCTGGACTTCCAGGATCCGGACGGTCAGCTTCTCGATCATGTCATCGGTCAGCATATCGTTCACCGTGGCCAGGATGATCGCGTCCTCCAGGTGGTCCTTCGGGAACGGCTTCAGCTCGCAGGCCTTCCCGCGCTTTTTGTCTCCGCACTTGTAATACCGGTACACTTTCCCCAGCTTCCCGGTGCCGGTCTCTGCATTGATCATCGAGCCGCAGTACCCGCAGAACATTTTACAGCTCAGCAAATAGTTCACCTTCGCCCTCCCTGCCGCATTGTTGCGGCTCGTCTTAAAGTGCCGGGCAGCTTCCAGGAAGGTCGCCTGGTCGATGATCGGCTCCACGTTCAGCTTCACGTCCTGGATGTAGAACTCGCCCAGGTACTTCTCATTCCGCAGCATACGATAGACGACCGCATTGGAGACCGGCTTCCCGCGCCGGCCCATGATCCCACGGTCGGCGAACAGCTGGACGATGTCCCGGATCTGGCCGCCGGCGATGTGGAGCTTGAACGCCTCCCGGACAACTGCCGCCTCGCGCTCATCCACGACGATGTGACGCTCGGCGTCTACTTTGTAACCTATCGGCAGAGACTGGCCGCAATACTGGCCCTTCTTCGCCGTTTCTCTCATGCCTCTGATGACCTTCTGCCGCAGGTCGGCGGAGTAATACTCGGCCAGGCCCTCCAGCACGCTCTCCAGGATGATCCCCTCCGGACCCTCCGGGACGCTCTCCCGGGCATACATCAGCTTGACGCCGGCCCGCTTCAATGTCATTTTTCCCAGGGCGATGTCCTGGCGATCTCGGCCGAAGCGGTCGATCTTCCACACCAGGACGCAGTCGAAGCGCCCTTTCTCCGCGTCGCGCAGCATCCGCTGGAACTCGTCGCGGCCGACGACGCTCTTGCCTGAGACCTTCCGGTCTGCATATATCTCTATGATGTCAATGCCGTGCTCCTCAGCATACTGCTGGCAGTCGGCAACCTGGCCCTCGATGGACTGCTCTGTCTGACGTGGGCCCGGTGAATATCTCGCATAAATGACGCCGCGCATGGCACCGTCCTCCCTTCCCGGGGGTCCTCCCGTTAAATGTGCAGGATCGCTCTGATCGCCGCCTGGGTCTCAGCTCCGGCGTGCCGGAAAGCCTTCAGCAGCTCCAGCTCCGCAGCAGTGACTTCAACATAGGGGCCGGATGTGGGGTCGGTGTGGTCCCCGGACAGCCGCGTGATTTTATCAGAATACCCCAGCAAGTAGTTCATATCTACATTGAAAAAGTCCGCGATCACTTCCGCCGTCTCGAAATCGGGGCGGCGGTCTCCGCGTTCATACATATTGACAGCGCTCTTTGATATGCCAAGCTGGTCGGCCAGTCTGCTCTGAGACAGCTCCCGCTCCAGGCGTAACTGCTTAAAGATTTTTGCAAATTCAGCCATGAAAATGACCTCCCTCTTTTAGATACTTTGATTATACACATAACGTGCAAAAATTTCAATTCAAATTTTCACGAAATGTGCTTGACAGAGCACGAAGCGTGTGCTATATTGTGATTGTGCACGAAACGTGCACACAAGAGAACACACCACCGACAGGAGGGCACACAATGAACACCTACAAGATTATTTTTACCCGCGAGAACGGGACCCAGGGCACCGACCACTTCACCGCTGCCAACGAGCGCCAGGCCCGCAAGGACTTCGGCGAGTGCTACCGTCACAGCACGGCCACCATCATCAGCATCGAGCTGGCCAGCACCAACGCCCCGGCCACCAAGCAGCAGGAGCGTGACACCCTGGAGAAGATCCGGAAGATGGTCGAGCAGCTGGGCCCGGACTCCTACCTGGCCACCGCCTTCGAGGGCTGCTTCGACCTGGCCGCTGAGAACATCGACAACGACTGGGCCTGCTCTATGGCTGACCGCGCCCGCCGCGCCGAGAAACGCGCCGCAGAGCTGGAGGACAAGCTGGCCGAGTCCGTGAAGGACTACGATGCCGCCCACGCTGCCGCCCATGCGGTCGCTGAGGAGAAGGACGCCGAGATCGCTCAGCTCAAGGCTCAGCTGGCTCAGATGCAGGAGACCGCACGCTGGAACGGCCAGCGATGTGATGAGGAAGCAACTGCCGCAGGAGAAGCCCAGCGCCGCGCTGAGGCCGCCGAGGCCGAAGTCATCCAGCTGAAGGCCAAGCTCTACGACCTGCTGGTCGCTGGCAAGTAAGGAGGGCGACCAATGGCTGCATATATGAGAAAGACGGGGATCCTCCCCGTCTGCACCAATGAGCAGGCCCGGATCTACTTCGATGGCAAGGGCCTCACCTATGACGATGTGACCGAGGGCGACATCCTCACCCTGGTCATGCTGCTGAACAAGCACATCAAGAAGGCCAACGCAGACTGCGAGACCTCGATGGGCTCCATGTACCTGAGCCGCCGGATCGACCTCAAACGGAAGACCAACGGCACCCTGATCAGCTGCTTCCTCTACGTCAACAGCCACTACTTCGAGCGCCGGGAGTGCATCAGCTTCAACGCTGACGGCTGGATCGGCTTCGCCGGCTGGGCTGACCAGGGCAACACCAACCCCATACTGAGAGCATTTATAGAGTGGTGCGACGTGCTCGCAGCCACCAAAGAAAAGGAGGACACACAACAATGACCCGCTTCAAGTATTATTCCAATTATCTCGCCTGCCTGCTGGGCACTCTGATCGCCTTCGAGCTCTGCTGGATCGGCGCCAAGTATGTCATCGAGGGCGGGGTGGTCCACACCTACCTCGACCACTTCATCGCCGTGTGCGGCTCGTTTTACCTCACCCGTGACACCATGAAGCTCTGGCTGAAGCTCCAGACCAAGAGCCAGAAGGTGCAGCACTAAGGAGGCCACCATGAGGAAGGACATCCCGCTGCACCAGTACCCGAAGGACGTGCAGATCGCGGCCCACATGATCGGCCTGAACTACAAGCGCCCCTACATCCGGCACGGCCGGCGATACTACAAGCCATACCGCGACTACTTCTACTCGGCGCTGTCCGGCCCCGACTATGAGACGCTGCGGAAGATGGAGAAGAAGGGCTACGTCGTGAGCGGCAAGCCCGGCGAGAAGGGCATCTATTTCTGGATGACCCGCGAGGGCCTGGACTGGCTGGGCGAAAAGCTCCGGATCCAGATCCACGACCCCAGAGACTAAACCAAGGAAGGAGAAACACATGAACAACAAGATCATGGCTGAAAAGCTCAGAAAGCTGAGAGGTAACAAGAGCCGCCAGGAAGTGGCGGAAGCCTGCGGGATCAGCGTATCCGCGCTGGCCATGTACGAAGCCGGCGAGCGAGTCCCTCGCGACGAGATCAAGATCAAGCTGGCCAAGTTCTACAACCGCAGCGTGAACTATATTTTTTTTGCGAACTAAGTGCACGTTTCGTGCTCGATTTTAAGGAGGACACACATGGGAAGAAAGAACAGACAGCGCAAGCCGGAGCCCTTCAAGTGCTGCGAGACCTGCGCCAATATGCAACCGATAGGCGAAGGCGACCACATCTGTGACGCCTGCTGCAGTCACGATGGCAGCCCGACCGCTCTCGTTCTGGAGAGCTACATCCCGGCCGACGACTATTTCATCTGCGGAGGAAGCAGGTGGACGCCACAATGAGCGCCACCAACCGAGGCGGCGAGCGCAAGGCCTACGACTTCTACGCCACACCGCCGGAAACCATCCGCAGCTTCCTGGCCAACTTCGACGGCATCAGCTCCAGCGACCGCATCCTGGAGCCCTCAGCCGGCAACGGCCAGATCATCAAAGTGCTAAGGGAGAGCGGCTACGACAACCGGATCGACGCCGTGGAGCTGCGACCGGAGGAACGTGCCACACTGGAAGCGCTGGCCGATAACGTCACCATCGGCAGCTTCTTCGACTACGACCCCGACTGCGGCTACGATGTCATCATAGGCAACCCGCCCTACAGTACACAAGCAGTAAGGAGAAGAGCAAGGAAAAGGGCGGTGAGGATGAAGAAAAGGCAGAGGCAACAGCAAAGGCCGAGCTGCAGGCGGCATTGTTTAAGGATACCACGGCAACACCGGCACAGCGATTTTTGATTTACCAGACCATTGCGGCGGGCGGAGATTGGAAACAGACCGGAAACATAACGGGGAGACACGGTACGTATTCGATGGCGGCGTCTGCTATGGGTTTGATAAAGAGGGAAAGCGAACGGTCTATCAGGACTGGCGTAGTGCTGAGCTGTTGGAGATCAGCAAAAAGAGCGATGCAAAATGGTACAAGGCACAGGATGCCATGCAGATCGGCATGAGCCTGCCGGAATTCAGCAAGATGTACGACAGGATCAATGAAATCAAAGGCAGCGACGCAAAGGACAAAAAGGCGCGGGTCCGCGAATACCTGAACGGCCTGCCGATCAGCAAACAGCAGTACGACTTTCTGTGGAAAAAAGTCGGAAGATACAAATGAGGAGGGGGTAGAGTATGGCAAAGCTGACATACGCGTTCGCGCTGGACATGAGAAGAAGACCGGCATTCCAATCGTTTGAACTGGTCAGTGGGGATACCGGCGTAGTATTTGAAATCACGTTGTTGGATAACGGGTTTGCGCTGCACACGGAAATGGGATGCGCGATCAAGGTCGTGGCAGCGTTTCGAAGACCGGATGGAAAGACCGTCATACAGGACAGTGCAAGCGGCGTAAGTGTAAGCAACAATGTGGTCACCGTGGATGTAGCGCAGAATGCGATTGGAATCGGGAACCATGCTTGTGAACTGCAGGTATACACCGGAACGGATGATGGCGATTTGCTCACATCGATGCCGTTTCTATTTCATGCACGCGCGCCGATCAACGGAGAGGAGGCGATCAAAGGAAGCGCAGAATATCCGCCCTTGGTGGAGGCAATCCGGGAGGCTACGG